GGACTATCTCCTGCCGCAATAGCCATTCCTAATTTAGCTAAATCCATACCTTTTTCTTGTTTAGTTTTGCCTTCAAATTCAGGAAATAGTGATGATATCTCACTGGCGTATTGTTCTGCTAAACTTTTAGCATCTTTCTCTGTGTTTGCTGATTTTTGCGAACCATCACCCTTTGTTTTTTTTCCTAGTTCTTCTACCTTTTTAGTTGCGTCTTGAGCGGTCTTAATAGTTTCACTACCTTGTTGTAAAGCAGTCTTTGTTTTTGGAGATAATTCACCTTCCTTACCTTTTACACCTCGTTCTAACGCTCCTATATCTCGAGGCCCTATTTGAGCACCAGTGCCTCGTAATCTGTTAATATCTGCTAATCTAGGATCTGTTTTAAATAAATCTTTGTCTCTTAAATCACCTTTTCTAATCCCTTCACCTACTTGTGGACTCTCTCTTAGTCTTGACAATATTTCTTCTTTATCCTTGCGACCCTGTAACATATCTGATAAAGCAGGTGGCAACTCTGTTCCAATTAACTGTTCTGACACCGTTTGATCAGGCACACCTAAATTTCTAATTTTTTCAATTTGTCGTCTAGGGCTTAAAAATTCACTGACTAAAGGACCTAATCGAGATGCTCTAAAAAAAGGCACATTAGCGTTTGGATCGTTTATTTGTCTGTCATCTATCGCCATAAATTAACCTCCAAAAAATCCTGATAGGCTTGGCAATCCTGCTGCTCCTCCCAAACCTGAAACAGCTAATCCTGTACCAATGGCCGTGGACAACGGACTAGCACCAGGAGCTTGTGTTGAAGTTATTTGTTGTGAAAGCGTAGGCACACCCCTTAAAATATCACTTTGAAAACCTAATCTCATAAATGGGTCTTGCGCTTGCGCTTGTTGATTTAAGAAATCTGTATCAAGTTGTCTTTGTGTAAAGGCTTGTTCGAGTCCACCTAACCCTAATTGTGCTTGTTGTCCTTGTAACCCTATATTACCTAATAAAGTAGCCAACCCAGCTTGTCTTGCTTGCTGATTCTCAAAAGCTTTTTGAGCGTCTTGAAAGGCTTGTGACTGTAAACCTGCGATAGTTTTAGCACGAACGTCTTGCAAACCTCTACCTAATTCTGCTTCTTGCACTGCTTGACGAGTGCCACCAAAAGCACCTTGCGCCACTTGATTACCACGTAATTGACTAAGTTGTCGTAAACCACCTCTATCTATTTCTTTGAGAGCAGCATCTCTTACTAACTCTAGGTTTGGGTCCATAAATTGTCGTAAATTTTCAGCAGTAGGAGCCTGTGCTGTGCCCCTAGCTAAGTCAGCAGCTTCAGTTAAAAATGGTAAAAAGGAGGGTAAGCCTTTTGCTGCCTCTATATCTCTAGCCGTTATGCCGCTTAGAGGAGCAACCTCTTGTGTTGGTAAAGTTCTAGGGGTTGAGCCTAACGCAAAAACAGGTTCTAATAATCTTCTAGTGTAATCCTCTAAAAAAGGAGCCTGTCTATTGATTACTGACTGTGTGGTTTCATTTGGATTCGTACTCATAGTGCTTCCTGTTCTTGTTCCTGTTGACCCGCTTCCACTCGCAAGTGCTTGTTGTCTTCGAGCTGGATCTATCATTTTATTTTTACCCTATGCCATTCTTTCAAATCGACTCATCAAGTCGTACATTCTTGCTGCACCTAAATCTCTGTCTCCGTTACCTGCACCCCTAACTGCTTGTGCTGTTAACACAAACTCACCGTCAGATAATCTTGCAGGTATACTATCGGATGTACCAGTACCTGGGCCTACTATTTCACCGCCCATAGCTGCTAAAACTTCACCTGGATAAGCCGATCTTAAATAACTTTGTGCATCTCCTACATCTATACCTGTAATTCTAGCTAATTCACTGGCATTAAAAGCTGGCATAATAGCTGCTAACCTTCTATTTTCTATCGCTTCTGCACCACCTCTTTCTGATAACGGAGTGCTAAAATATGCTTGTGCCGCTGTTTGTTGTGGGTTTGGATCTGTTCTTTGTTTATTAAAATCTGATTGATATTTAGCGGCTAAAAGACCCGCTCCTACTGGTAAAACTGCACCTAATATATTTTTTCCTGTTTCACTTTTTAAAAAGTCTGTTACTCCAGCTAAACCTCTTCCTTTACTTTGAGCCGCTTTCTCGGGTTGAAGTTTTTTTGCTAATTCTTTAACTTTGGCTTCTCTACCCGCTTCTGTAAATTCTCCAAAAGCTTTTCTAAATGTTTCTTTACCCATTTCTGGATCTCTACCAAATAATTGACCAATGCCTATTCTTTTACTTTGTCGAGGATCTAAGGATAAATTTTGTTGTGCTCCTGTAAAACCTGAACCTAATTTTTGCAAAAAAGTTGAACCCTGAGGTGCTCCTTGAAAACCTTGTACTCCGCCCGCTAACGCTTGACTTCCAAAATAAGCTGATGTAGCTGAACCTAAAATTTTGTCAATTGATTTACCTTCTAAAGCACCTATACCCCCTGCTACTGCTGCTCCTGCTGCGGGACCTGCTACTGCACCTACAACAATAGGAGCTGCTTTTTTTACAACTTTAAATGCCTTCTTAAATAATTTTTTAAAGAAAAACTCTGGTTGACCAGTGATAGGGTTAATACTATTTAAGGTATTACCTACGACATAACGATTAGGGTCTTGAATACCCATTAATTGCATTTGTCTGAATAATTCGTCTTTTAGGTTTGGGTTAGCTTCTAATATCTCAGCAGGAACAACTGTTTCACCCTCCGCTGCGTGTACCATATAGGTATCACCATATCGTCCAAATTCTGCTAAATTGTCTGCTAATTGTTGTATGCCGTTAGTCATCTCTAGTCATCTCTAGTAATCTCTAAATAGCTGCCTACTACGTGTAAGCGGTTAGCGTTACCTGCTGTAACTTTTAAAGCCTCCCCTTCTTCTACTACTAATGGCACAGATAGTAATTCAACCGTGCCATTACCAGTGGTGGCTTTGACGTTAAACAATACGAATACGTTAGATGACGTATCAGTAATTGTCAATGTTATAGTGGAAGCTGACCCACTATCGTCTGCAACTAAAATAGATTTAAAGATAGCTGTAGCTGGACTAGCAGTGCTAGTGGCCGTGGGTGCGGTGTATAAAGTAGTTACATCTGTTGTAGTCAAATCTACTTTTGCATTTTTATAAAACGTACTCATCTAGCCTAAAAACCACGCTAAACTACGAGAGTTATCTTTACCCTCTACTTGTTGTGGAAAATCTTTGCTTTGCAAAGCTAGTTCGATTTCTCGTAAAATGCTTTGTAAGGTATCTGCGTCATACTCATCAGGTGCCTGAGCTAACGATGATACAAGTAATTTTGCCATTATCGCCTCCCATCTGGTCTAAGGTCAAGTCTGGTATCTCCTAACGTCCAGTTAACATTAGATATATTACTTTCGATACGTAACGCTATTTGTCGCGCTCGTGCTCGAGTAAAAGACTGTTGCGTGGTAGGCAATACCGCATTAGTTGAATTAGTTGCTAATGTATCGCCAGGAAAGTTTCTAGTTTTTAACACAAAATCTACCTGATTTGTCGATGCAATATCAGGGATAATACGGCTAACTAACATAAAATTATTACCATCTGGGTCTAAATCTATATCAGCAGACTCAACAAAACTGGTCATAGCTGCGCCATCATCGGTTGTACCTGTTTCATGCGTAAATACAGTAGTGTTGCCATTACTATCATTACCTGCGGCTCTCGGTAAAGTATGAATATTAAAATCTAACCAAGCAGTACGAGATAATGTGCCTATATCCCAAGTTTTTTCGGCATAGTTGTATTTAACGTATTTGTCATTTTCTTCCGAACTAGCAGATGGGTAAAACCAAAATATCTCATCAAACATTTTATTTGACCCTGCCACAATCTTTTCGCTTTGATCAATATTAATATCGTCAAAAATATGCCGTAACACAGTGCAAGGTATAATAGATAGGCGACCTGCATACACATAAAAATTTTCTGTGCTCATCCAAAATACGCTATCTGCTACTGTGGTCACAGCATTTGGACCTATTAAAAATGTATTACTAGCTAATAAAGTAATGCCAAAAGTATTAGGTGGTCCTAAAAATTTCATAGAATGAGTATTTACATCAGTATAAATTAATATTTCTTGCTTTGTTTTTACCGCACGAATTATTTCTGAACCAGAAGATATAGTCAAACCACCTGCTGTATTAGTAATTCTTGGTGTCCACACAAAAGGATTTTCTTGATCTGAGAATCTTACATGTAATGGATTGCGTATTGCCGAACCTACTTCATTGCAACCAAAAGCTAAAACGTGTCTATCTTCAGTAGAAACCATAATTTGCCTGACTATTGTTGGTGCATCTGAAGCACCAGATTGAGATGCTAAATCAGTAGCTCTTGTGCCTGTTGTTAAGGTTCTATCCCAGTAATAAGGTGTGTTGTCTTTAGCGTTAAATATTAAATCTTCACCAAAATTATCTTGAAACCATAATCGCAACTGTAAGTTAGAACTGGTGTTGTCTGATAAATTACCCCAACCAGAAAAACTATTTGCTAAAATAACTGTATCACCATCACTATGAGATGCGTTGGCAGTTGTAGGAGAAGTCCTATCTGTACCACTATAAACACTAGTGCCTCTAGCAGAACGAGTTAAATCACTTAATGTAGCCGTTGATACAGTGTCATATAGCACCAATTCATTATTAATTTTTATTAATCCTAGAAATTTTACACTAGCACTACTACTAGCCGTAGCCGCTGTTGTACCGTCTGCACCTCTGGTTAAACCACTAAAAGTATTACTAGCATTATTTGTATAAATAATGTTTTCACTACCAATTTTTATTGTGCCTCTTGCTGGAAAACTAGAGCTGTCAGCTACAGCGATAGTTGCAGCATCTATCTCGATGTCAGCAGATAGAGTGGTATCAGACGGTAAAGCAAAACCCGTAATACTGGTTAAAGTAATTGTTGTAGCACTATTGCTAACTGCACCATTTAAAGTGGTTGATGCGACATCTTGTAAATTACCGCCATATAAACCAGCACTCCAACCAACGCCACCCACTGCTGAAGTAGATCCTGTTGTTAATTCATATTTAGCTGTTACTGTACCGCCACCTGTGCCAGCTCCAGATGCTGCATCACCTGTGTCTATTTTATATTGTGATGAACTTAATACTTCGGTAATACGATGATTAGTATTTATGGCAGAAGCAGCTACACCTTGAAATGTACTTGCACCTGAGAAAGTAACATAATCTCCTGTTGACGCACCATGAGCCGTGTCTGTTACAGTTAACACAGAGCTACTACTGGTAGAAGTAAAAGGATTAGAAAGACCTGCTTGTGTATCACGAAGAGGAGTTATATCAAAATAGTCACCACCTTCTTCGATTAAAAATTTATCACTGGTTCCTGTACCCATAAATTTAGAACCATCTAAAGCAACCCAACTAAACAAAGAACGAACTGTGCCTAATATAGTAGAGGTACTTAATTTTAACCAACCACCCAATTTTTCAGCACGGCCTTTACGAAAACGTATTAAACTAGAATCAAACCAACCCATCTCATTTGCATAAGATGTGCTTTCTTTATTAACACCTGGTCTAAATTGTAATTTTACTAATGGCATTATAGTCTCAATAATAAAGTAATGATTACACCTGCCATACCTGCTAGTAAAGCAAACGTGTGTTGTCTAATATTTCTTTCTATATTATCTAATCTATTAAATACAGTTTTGTCTCGTTCTTCAGAACGAGCTACATGCGCTTCTAATTTTGCATCTAATTCGTGTACTTTTTCAGTTGCATCATTCATTGATTAACTTCCCTCTAACGCGCTTACCCTTGTTTTTAACGATTCTATTTCAGTCACAGCTTCTTGAAGAGCTGCTGTAAGTAATGGGACTAGTTTAGCTTGGTCTATACCTTGAGCTTTTATAGTTTTACCATCCTCTTCCATTTCATCCTTCGTGCCACTAACTGCTTCTGGTACAACGGCTTGTGCCTCGTGAGCAAGAAAACCATCTA